TTCGGCGAACCCCTCATCACCAGCAGCACCGGCTGCTTCGCGGCGGCGCTTTGCTTCACCCATGTTCGTTCTCCGCTGCCAACGTCGTTCCATCCAATAACTGCATTTCCTGGACGTAATCCGGCGGTCCCGCATCATCAACTGATGATTTGAGCCGTGGATCGCGGTCGGCGATCAGCGGACGGAAAGAGTGCGGCCAGTGGCAGGCCTCGACCTCGGTCATCCGTCCCGGCTTTGGTTTCTGCATCGGCCACATCGCCTCGGGGAAGCTGACACCGAGATAGCGCGGTGCAGCCTCAGCAATGGCGCCATACCAGCCGACGTCACGATGCACGCCACGCTTACCGGGACCGCTGAACAGCATACGCTGGCGCTGATGCGTCATCTCGTGCACCAGAAAATCGGTGATGAACTGATGATCGCGCGAGAACTCGATCGCCCCGCCATTGCGCCAGTCACACACTAGGCGCGTGCCGAGTATGTAGCGCGGATTGTCGTCTGCTCGCATGGTGCAGGTGTAGCCGAAGAAGCGGTTGTATGGCCCCAAGGCGCGCGGGGCCTAGAAGCCAACAAGAATAGGCGTCATCGAGCCACCCAAGCCATCCATCAGTGCCGCCGATATCTGGCGTCGCGCCCAGCAACAAGAGTTCGCCTCGGAACTGTGCTTCCTCTGCCGCGCACGCCATCTTCGCGCACACGTCGGCATCAATGGCGTCTATCGGCTTCACCTCACACAGGATTGGAACCTCAAGCCCGTGTAATAGAAAATCCGGCGACCACAAGCCGAGGTCGAGCGGCTCGTATTCAAACCGCCAACCCATCAGATCGAAGAACACGGCCCAACGAGCTTCCAGCCGCGAGCGATAGAGGCGGGCCTTGTAGAGCGTTGGGTGAGCTTCAGTCGCGTAGTTGATCATTCGTCGTTCCGTCCTTTCGTTACGATCTGTTCGCGCGCGCTCGTGCGCGCACGTGGCGCCTTTGGCTCCCCCGGCGGCGCACGGCGGAAAAAGTTGCGCGACGTGATCACCGTCAGGCCGTCGTCGAGGAACTGCACGAGCGCCGAATTCAGCGCGCCCCGCGCCAGCACCCGGCAGGCCGTCCCGAACCGCTCCGGCAGCCTCGTGCGCACGCGCCAGAAATACAGCCGCTCCGGCGGCGGCGCGGCCACCGCTTCCCGCAGAAGATTTCCACCAGTTGGCTTTCGCGGCTGCACGCCCATGAGTGGTCTCCTTTTGCGGTTGTTGTTAGTTCTCGGTCATGTTCACAGCGCATGGCTGGCGGCTGAGCTAACCTGCGCACGCAATGCCCGTGCGCAGGCTGTGCGCAGGCTGGGAAAAAACGGCGGTGCGCAGCCGTGCGCAGGCGGTGCGCAGCCAGTGCGCAGAAGTGCGCAGGTTTGGTGCGCAGCCGCGGTGCGCAGGGGGTATGTAAGTACCCCTCTGCGCGCTGCGCGCGCTGCGGGGCTCATCGGTAGCTTTGGGTTAGATCGATCACGCGCTCGCCATCGCTCCGGGCATCTCGGCCGCCTGACCCGAACACCGCAGTCGAGACACGCATGGTCTGACGTCCTCCCTTCGGGTGTTTCGTGTTTCATGGGGGACCCCCTAAGAAAGAGAAGTGAAACGTAACGCTTCACTTCTTGGGGGCTGCCGTTACAAACATGTGTTTCAGTGAAACGCCTAGAGCTTGGCCGGTTTTTTGCAGCAAAATCGTCGCAGCGTTTCAGTGTTTCAGGGCCTTGAAACACCCCGAAAGATGGGCGGTATAACGTTCCAGCAACGACCGGCCTCATGTTTGGGGTTCCAGCTCCAATTTGCCGGCCTCCGTTATCACCCACTTTCCGCGGTACAGACGGACTAGCTTGTCGCCCTTCAGGCTGGTGAGGCAGCGGTGCACCCTGGCCGTGTTCGGGACTTCGTTGTCGCTCACCCAGCCTGCCTCGCGGGCGATGGCGCGGATCGAGATGCCGCGCCGTTCCTTGAGCCAGTAGAGCACCGCGTTTTCGTCGCTTCTCGTCTGCGCCCTGGCATTGTCGGCGGCTTCCTGCGACTGCGGCGCGGCGACGATCGAGCGGAACGGGCGGCCCTTGGCGTCCTTCAGTTGGTCGAGCGTGATCGGCTTGAGCGCGAACGGCACGGGAGCGAAGTCGGCGCCCCGCAGCTTGCCCTGCCAGTGCAGGGTGGTGCTTTCGCCCACCGCGTCGGACCAGAGGTACAGGTTGCCGTCCAGTTCGTTGAGGTAGGCGCCGCCGCCGCGCGGGATCAGGCTCTCGCGGTCGGCGTGCTTGATAGGGTGGGTGAGAGCCACCACGGCCGGTCGGCCGCGGCAGGCGGTGAGGGTCCGCTGGACGCGCCCGTACTCGCCCATCTGCACGTTGTCGTTGTCGTTGTCGCCGGGGAAGTAGGCGGGTCCGGTGTCGGCGACGATCAGCGCCTTGTCGCCGGCAATGGCGTCGATCTCGGCCTTCAAGGTGTCGGCTTCCTCGGCGATCAGCGGGAAGTTGGCGGGCAGCACATGCGGCAGTTTCGCGGGATCGAGGCGGTACTCGTGCACCATGGCGTGCAGGCGCCCGCACAGGTCCTCGCTGTTCTCTCCCGCCAGAATGACGACACCGCCGGGCGCGGTTTCGATGGTGCCGACGTAGCGCGACGCGGCGACCATGCAGGCGATGTAGAGCCACACCGCCGTCTTCCCGTGTCCGGTGATCGAGGTGCAGGCATAGAGCCTGGCGCGCTGCACGATGCCGTCGATGACGTAATCCGGCGGGACGAAGGTCGCGAGGAAGTCGCGTCCCGAGAGGATGCGGCCCGCCTTGGTCTCCGGTCTGGCTTCCGGCGTCGGTCGATACTCCGGCGCCGCGTCGGCGAGGTCCTCGAGCTGCTCGATCGTGTGGCCGGCATCTAGCCAATCGGATACGTCGCCTTTCGGCGGCAGTCCCGGCAGCAACAGCACCTTGGTCGAGGCCGCGATGCCGACGAGCGAGCGGGCGACGGCCTCGGCGTGCTTGCGGCCGGCTTCGTCGTTGTCCTGCAATGCGACGCAATACTTGCCGCGGAATAATTCCTCCGCGTATTCCTTCCGCCATTTACCGGCGCCGCCGATGTTCGTCGTTGCGGTGCGGCCCAACGCGGCGAGGCGATCGGCGTCCTTCTCGCCCTCGCACATCCAAACCCGATCGATGTCGGGCGCGAGCAGTCCGGGAAGGCGGTAGAGCGGGCGCTCGCCCGCGGGGATGCCGTCGAGGTTCCATATCCAGCCGCCATTGCCGTCCGGGCGACGCTGATTGAAACGCGGCCCGCCGCCGGCGAAGCGCACCACTTCGAGCACAAGCGAACCATCGGCGCGGTGATAGGGATAGACGGCCACGATCTTGCGCGCGGGCTTCGGCATCGCGCGCTGCGGCGGCGCCTTGGCGGTTGTGCGGCGCTCGGGAAGCGGACACTTACGGACCGCGGCCCACATCTCGATGTAGCCGCCGCCCTCGCCGGTCTCGTAGTCCATCCAGACGTTGGTGCTCAGCTTCACGTCCTTCGAGCCTTTCACGCCGAAGCGGACGTGATCCTGCCGCCGCGATGTCGGCTGCCCCCATCGCTGGCTTGCCAGCTCGACGATGCTCGGCCAGTCCGGATCGGGGACGAAAACGGCGCCGTTCCCGGCGCTCATGGTCCGGCCCTCCGTCCGGCGGGTGATCGGCGCTTACGGGCGGAGTGTGCGCTGGCGGTCTTGCAGCGAGCGGCGTGGCGTGCCATATAGCTCATGCGTCATTGCCCTTCAGGCAACTGTCGTTGCCGGTTTGGCGGTGGGGTGGATTTGGGAAAATTCGACTACGGCGCCGCCGGTGAGGGCGGCGCTCGTCGTTTGGGGGTTCCGTTGTCACACGAGCCTCCTCTCGCTCAAGCTCGCCAGTTGTCGCATGGCGTGGACGGTCGCGGTGATTTCCTCTTCGGTCTCGGCCGGCGTCGGCTCGGCGTCGGCGATCCACCGCATGAACGCCCGCAGCATCAGGCGCCGGGCTTGTTCGAATTCGCCGCTGCCCACGGGCAGCGCCACGAGCCGGCGGATGTAGCTCATTGCATCGCCACCATCGCCACCATCGCCATCGCCACCTCCAGATGGTGCGCGAACGGAATCAGGGGCCGCCGGCGGCCCCTCGGAACGGCCTTGCAACATGTAACCGGCGCCGGTTACTAGGAACGGCTTTGCAACATGAAACCGCCGGCGGTTACTCGGAACGCGCCCGAATGAATCACGCATGGGCCGCGCCGTTGCCCCTGCCCTGGTTCTGATGCGTGCCCGGCGCGGGCAAGCCGTCAGGCGGGCGCGGGCCTGGCTTCGGCCCCATCGACGGCAGCCCGGTTGCGTCCGCCGGCCAGCTCGGCGCACCGGTCGGCCGCAGCACATCGCCGCCTTCGATCTCCGGCCAGCCCAGCGCCGTCCGCCCATCGTTCGGCGTGATCACGCCGCTCTGCACCAGCGCCACGATCGCGCTCACCGACGACGCAAACGAACCACGCGCCAGCCCATCTGCGTCGATCACAAGGTGTTGCCCTGAAGGCAACACCGAATGGTCGAATTCGTCCGTAATCAGCGTGATCAGGGGCTGCAAGGCAAATTGCGTCAGCAACACGCTGAACGTCGCCATATCGGCGGGCGTGCTGTTCTCGGGCAACTGGATCAGCGGCGCGGGCACGCAAAACAGCCGCGCGATTTCCTCGACCGAAAACCGCCTGCTGGCGAGAAATTCCGCGTCTACGCTGTTGAGCGAGGTCGGTTCGAACTTCCAGCCCCCCTCCAGGAGCGGCACTCGGCCAGCGTTGACCGAACTGGCATACTCCGAGACCCACTCATTTTTCCGATTGCGCTGCTCGGGTGTCAGGTAACTCGGCGCGGTCAACACGCCGGACGGCCGCATGCCGTTGCGCCACAACCCGGATGCGGTCGCCGCAATCTCGATGCCCTCGGCGACCGCGCCCGCCGCTCTCGAAAGCACGCTGCGTCCGATCAGCCCGCTATCGCTTCGCGCGCGGATGTGCAGCACCTCGTCGGAGAGCAGCCGGGTGCCGCTCAAGCCCCAGGCGTCGCTTTCCGGCGTCCGCATCGTCACGTCGAAAATCAGCTTCGGGCCAGCAACGACGGCGGGCATGACCCACGCCCACGCGATCGGCGTCAGGCCCGTCACCGCGCCGCGCTGATCAAGATCGATCCTCGACAGTGAATTCCCGCGCAGCAGGATCGAAGCGACGTTCCACGCCATCCAGGCGGGCCACGACTGCCACTCGTTCGGCCTCCGCAGGATGCGCCACGCCGCCGCGCTCGCAGGTGCGTCGGTCGTGCCGTTCGGCGTGTCCACCACCAAGCTCGCGGGCAACGAGGCGATCGCGCCCGAAATCAATTCGACGCAACTGCACACCGCGCTCAAGCTCTCCGCTGCGGGCACCGACACGGGGCCGCCGAGGCCGCCGAGATAACCGACGCCCCAGCCGCCCGAACTGAGCGTGTAGCGCTCCTCGGGCTTGCGGCGCCCGAACGGCCAGCGCCAGCGCATCGTCAGATCACCAGGACCAAGGCGCGCCGCAGCCGCAGCACGTCACCATGCGCCGCGGCTCGGCTGCGCAGCGCGATCGTCGTCGCGTCGCCGTAGGCGGCCCGCGATCCGCGCAGGATGCTTACCTCGTGCAGCGTCGCCGCTTCGATGCGCCGCGTTTTCGCATCCGGCCACGATTGCGCGTCTACCACGAAGCCGACGCTGACGCCCGACAGATCGCCGCGCCGTGCCAGTTCTTGAATGTCGGAGCCGAGCGAGGTTTGCGGTAGATCGACCTCGTATTGCAGGCCGCTCGCGGTCTCCGACAGGCGAAGCGTGCCCGATCGCAGGCGACCGAGGAGCATCTCGGGCTGATGATCGGCGAGCGCGGCCACATCATCGCGCCGTGCCAGCGTCGCGCTGAATGAGCCCGGCGCGAAGCTTTCGGAAAACAGCCCGGCAATATCGGCGGATTTTCCGAACGGAACGGCCACGCCATGCAGCACGCGGCCAGCCGTGCGGACTTCGCCAAGGGTGCGGCGCTCTAGTTCCATGTTATGGCGCGATAACGTCCGTGATGGCAGCCAGGGCCGCTACATGTCTGATCCCGAGGTCGATTGTGCACATGGCGCGGACAAGGATTGCGCCCTGAGCGTAGGCCGTGCTGTCCAGCGGGTTTGCCAGGATGTCTAACATACTCCACGCGGCGATGTAGACTGCCGAGATGTCGCCGAAAATGATCGCCGACAGGTTGGTGCCCGCGCCGTGCGACAGGTTGCCCGGCACGTTCTGCGATACGAACAGCGGATAGCCGAGCAGCTGGTCGGGCACGGTCAGGATGAAATTGCTGCTCGTGTCGGCCGTGCTCTTCAGCGTCGTGCGCAGCGATTTCGCAACCTTGCTGTTGGTTAGGAACGCTAACCGCCCAGCCAGCGCGTTGCTTGTGTCCACCGAGCCGATCAGCGCTTGCAGATTGGCGAAGGTCGCCGCCGCTCCATCGGTGCCGCCGGGCACGATCGGCAGGCCAGCGGTCTTCAATATGCCGGTCGGCTGTGGCGGGCCGCTGCCGTTGATCGCGGCCACATCGATCGCGGTGGCGATCAGCGCCGCCAGATCGCTCTCGATGAGCATTTCGATGTCGGGCGAGGACTGCTGCAGAATCTGCCTGCTGATGCCGACGATTCCGCCCGCATGTTTCGGAGAGAAAACGAGTTGATCGAAATTCGGATTGCTGGGCGTCAGGCCGGTTCCGTCCGCGACCCATCCGACGCTCGCGCTGGCGGTCAATCGAGGGATCGCCAGATTGCCAGTTAGGCCCGCCATAACGGTCGCGCCCGCCTGCATCACGATCGACTTGCTGCGCAGAATGTCGATGGTCGCCGGCGAGACATCCGTTTGAATCAAGTTCGAGCCGCCGCCGGTCGAGAGACCGAGGTTGCGCTTTTCGACTTGCCGCCACGGCCAATAGAGCCCGGCGGGCGATCGTCCCGAGCGCTTCGCAAGCTCGGCGGAAACCTCTTTCGCCCTGCCCGCCGCCGTCGATGTGTCGCCGAGTTGGGTGCGGATCACATCGACCGCGCTCACCCGCGAGCATAGCTGGTCGAAGCGCGCATCCCCGCTGCCGCCATCGCCGGTGAGCGGAGTCGCGGTCGCCCTGCGGTCCATCTCGTCCAAGACCAGTTGCCGCTTTTCCGCCGCGTTCAGGCGCTCGGCCTCTTGCTCCAACTCGGTCGATCGCTGCACCGCTTCGGGCGGCAGGTTTCCGTCACTGTGCTTTTCGACCAGCGCCCGCAGTTCCTCGCGGATCTGCTCGCGCCGTTGCAGGATTTGCCGGATATGCATTTTGAATTTTCCCTAGTTGAGGCGTGGCAGTGAAGCGCGGACTTCGGCGCAGCGCAGCGCCAGATCGGTCAGCATTCGTTCGACCGGCAGCAACAGCACGGGACCGGCCAGCCGGGCGGCGTCAACGTCATCCGTCGTCCACGTCCAGCGTGCGCTGCCCGTCCATTTCACCGCCATGCAGCGCGATCCGCCGGCGCGCGCTTCCGCAACCGCCTTGTCGGCAATCGGCACCGCGTCGGCGGCGTCGAGGAAGTGCAGTGCGGTCAGCACCCGGAGACCGAGGACCTGCCGCAAGGACAGGCCCGCATCGCCCGGCGCCAGTGCGGGCAGTGCGGCGGTCAGCCTCTCGACAACCTCCGTCGTCGTGTTGATCGCGATCGCTGCTTCGGCCAGGGTCAGGCCGCTAGACATGGACCGGCGCCTCCGCTCGCTTGTTGGCGCGTTCAAGCTGCTCGGTGCGCAGAATCAGATCGGCCCACATGCTGGCGATCGGCAGCACGAGATGCGCGCGGCGCAGCGGATTGTAGCTGTCGTCACCATCCAGCCGCGGCGGCGGTTTGTAGAAGCCCGGGCCGACCAGATCGACGAAGTTCGCGACCAGCTCGCCGGCTTCGTTCCACCCGACGACCAAGTTCATCACGGGGCGGCCCTGACTGGCGTCCCCCGTGCCGTGCTTCCGCACCTTCTCGACCACGATCTCGGCAATCTCGGCGGCCTCGGACGCCTTGAACGCGGCCCGCACGCAAAGATCGTGCATCACCTCCAACCGCAAAATGTCCATCAACGTCAGCAGCACCCGGCCGCCCGCCGTCCTCATCCCCACGTTCAGGGTGCCCCGGGCCATCCAATTGCGGATCGAAATCTCGGGCACGCGCGCCAGCACCGCCGCGTCCGCAACGGTGTATTCCAGGCTTTGCGGGATGATCGGCCGATCGCCCGACGAAGTGTCGTTTGTCACGCGACAAAGATGCACGGAATCGGGCCCGCCCGCAAGGGGGAAACTGCCCCGTCAGCCCTTCGGCGCGCGGTCCCCCTGTTTTTCGGGCTCTCCTTGGCACCAATTTTGCGGCCGGCGAAATCATGCTGGGCGCCGCTTTTTGGGGGTTCGGCGCCGACATTTACCCTCCCCCCCCAGGCGGTCAGGCGGGCGCGGCAACCAACGGGCTGCGGCCGCGGAGGTGGCGTCCCTGCTGCCAGCGCTGCCAGTGCGGCTGGCACCAGCCCTTTCCAGGCACACAGACGGCGCCACAGCGGCTTGTGCGGGTCGATCCGGGCTCGCGGGCCTCCCAGCAGCAACCGGCCTCCACGGGCGTCCTAGGCGGTTGTGGGGGTGGCTCCGTTGGTGGCGGGCTTGGCGGCGTGGCCTCGGCGACGAAAGGGCGGCGCAGGCGCGGTGACCGCCGGCACCACCGGTTCGGCGAGCCAGGCGCGAAAGCGGCGTCGCGTCGCGGCGGAGGCGCTGACCAGCCGAAGCGCTCTGGTGACCGTCCCCGGCTGCAGGCCGACCTCTTTCGCCACCGCTGCCCGCGTCAGGCCGCGCGCGGCGATGGCAGCCTTCACCTGTCCAACCGTCTCCCGCCACTCTGCATCGAGCGCCACGCGACGATTTCCGGATGGTCGGACTTTCGCCGGCTGCGGCGGATCGTCGAGCAACAGGCGCAGCACCTGCCGCACGGTCGCGGGCGATGCCTCGGCGATCAGTAGGGCCGCAGCCTCATGCAGGGCAGTCATCCCTGTCAGTCTCTGCCGAAGCCGCGGGGTGGATCAACTGCTTCAATCTCGGTGAGGTCTAGGCCGCAGATCGTCCGCAGCGCGTCGGCGGTCGCGCTGTTCACGAGCGGCTCGGGCAGATTGTCGAGCCAATCTTGGTAAGCGCCTTGCAGTTCGCTCAGCGTTGCCACGGCGTCGCGCCATCGCCGCGCGGCGGAGCGGCGGTCGCGCGGCTTGCGGTAGTGCATCACGGCGGGATTGCTTTCGGCGCGGCGGGCGCGCCATTTGGCCTGGCGCTCGGCGTTGGTCATTGCCATGCGCCAATTGTACACCGTTACATAACGGTTGTCCAGTATCGGCCTCGGGGAGAAACCGTTCCTTTGGCGATGGCGTCGAGCGCTGGTGTCGCGCCAGGCAGTGGCCCCTTCGGCCGACAGAAGCAGCGCGTGCGGCGGAGCGTGGGATGACCATGTTCGCAGAGATGGTGGAAAAGCGTCGAGCGCTGGTGTCGCGCCAGGCAGTGGCCCCTTCGGCCGACAGAAGCAGCGCGTGCGGCGGAGCGTGGGATGACCATGTTCGCAGAGATGGTGGAAAAGGCGGGTTTAGCGCTGTCGCTGGTACGGCGACAGCGCTTTCCGCAACGGATGCGGCGACCGAAAGAGCGCCAATCGAAAGAGCGATCAAGGGCCGCCAGCGTCCTTTGATCGCTCTTTCGATATCGTGTCCATTGGTGAAGCTGCCGACTTGTTCGGTGTCGGCATCAGCGCGGTGAAAGACGCCAAGGCCGTTGCCGAGAGCGGCGACGCCCAAGCAAAAAACCTTCCCGCGTTCTTGGGAAGGTTTCCAATAGAGACGCCCAGGGAAATAACGCAGAACGCGGTTATTTCGTCGACACCGCCGAATTCGACACTTCCCACCAGCGGGAAGAAGTTCAAGCACGTCAGGCTTCAGCCGTGCGATCCGGCGCAGGCGATAGGACGCACCTGTGCCGCCACGCTTCATGTTTATATCAACATGATGCTTACCCTGCGGCCTTCCGCCCTTCTCGGTGGTGGGAAGCCGCAGAACCCTCAATATTGAGGGTTTCGCCTTTCGTTGGTCTGCCTCCGGTCGCGGGGCGTCGCGCTCGTATCGGTCGAGCACGTCAGGCTTCAGCCGTGCGATCCGGCGCAGGCGATAGGAGGCGCTGCCCTTGGGCGCTAATTTATGGATATCCAGGTTTTTTTCTTTCGCGGGTCGTCCCGGCTTGCGCTCCGCTGCCTCTAGCCGTGCCTTAGCGGCAGCGCTGCGCTCGTATCGGTCCAGCACGTCAGGGTTTAGCGATGTCGCTGGTACGGCGACATCGCTTTCCGCAACGGATGCCGCCTCGCCGACGCCATCAATAACTGTTGCAGACCGCGCAACAGTTATTTCCGCAACGGATGCGGCAAAGCATTGTTGCAAGCCGAACAACAATGCTTTCTGCAACGGATGCGGCAAAGCATTGGCGTTCGAGGAGGCGGAGGAAATGAGCTTCGGCGGGATTGAAGTGGTCGGTCATCGGCGGGGTTTCCATTGCGTCAGATTACCGGCACGCGCCCACATACCCGCGATCTCAGGAATGTAGTCAGACCGGACGTAATGATCTCCGTCATGTGCGCCGGTCATCCTGCCGCAAAAGGAATTGCGGCTATGGCAGAAATCGATGCGTCCATCTGGCGCTTGCACGACCCAACAAGGCTCGAAACCGCCGTAGCCGAACGGCGGCTCGCGAGACGGGGGAAGTTCTTGCCCTAGAAGCCAACAAGAATAGGCGTCATCGAGCCACCCAAGCCATCCATCAGTGCCGCCGATATCTGGCGTCGCGCCCAGCAACAAGAGTTCGCCTCG